ATCGTTCCAAATCCTCACGGAAATCATTACCTGAGTATTTCGGTGACGCTGGCTTTTTCATACGCACCTCTTATTGATGTCTGCAAAAAGAAAGGACCCGGCAGCTCACTGCCAGATCCTTTCTTCCGCATAGTAACTATTCTGTTCTTCTTTATTCGGTGTATCCGAGCTTATCGGAATCACTCACGGCTGCAGCTTCTCCCGCTTCGCTGTCGGCATCCTCCACAGATTTTATCTGAGCGATAAGCTCTCCCTGCTCTTTGATCAGCTGGGCCATCTTCTGCATGGCAGCCTGCTGTTTCTCCACAAGCTCGATGTAGTACTCGAGCAGCTGCACAAGGTTATCTTTATCCATGACACTACCTCCATTTGTAGTGCGGCTTCTCTTCCCCGAAAAGCCAGTAGCGAAGATAATCATCAAGAACAATGGCTACTGCCGAAAGCAGGATCCACGCGAGTGAGAACGGAAGGCATATCTGTCCCAGAACATTGAGCGGCATGTTGCTGTAGTCCCAGATGTGGAGTCCCAGAATCAGATTCAGAACGACCCCCGAAAGGAACTCAACCAGTGTGATGATGGTTCCACCGGCTAGCATCTGCTTCCAGAATGCCATCTCCCATGGAAGGACATTATTCAGATCTCCTACCAGGATGAAGCACAGCCCTCCGACGAAGAACATGGCCGGATGTGAATATCCTCTGAAGCCGATCTCAATCAAGACGTAGATCAATCCGCCGATTGCAAAAAGGACCGCCTTCTTCAGTATTTTCATGACGCGCTCTTCAGCTTCTCCTCTATCTCTTTCAGGACTTCAGACTTGTACTCCTCCGGGACTTCCACGCCATAGGAAATCGCATCAAGCTCGCTGACCTTCGTGCAGGCCTTGATCCAGTTGAAGACCGAATTCACGTAGGTAGTATTGTACGTGATGAACTCGATGGCCTCTTTACAGATCTTCTGCATATCCTCGCGGGAGTACGTCTTGCACGGCTCCCCATCGCAATGGTATGCGAACGAGTCTCCTGTGCCGGCCAGCTCCACCTGTTTCCCCAGAAGATTCAGCTGATCCGTCTGGGTGAGCGAGAAGTGCTCAACCGTTCCATCCGAAAGGGTGACATCAACGCCGCTCTCGATGACTTCCTGGCAGTCACAGGAAAGCTCCTCGTGCTTTGCATCCTTGTACTCGGAAAGGCCGTACTGATCAGCCGTCCCATTGTCCTGGACGTTCTTGAAGAAGAAGTCGAAGTCAGCTTCGATCTGCTCCTTCTTGACCAGGTGCGGATCAACTGTGAAGAAGAGCTCGTCCTGCTCGTAACTCTTCTGTGCCTCACCGCCTGCGGTCGTTGCTGCAGTTTCGACCTCCGTCGCATCCCCGCGCAGCCAGACATTCGCTCTGCCGCTCGGGATTACCTGATAGGTAATTTTTTCCTGCTCTGTGCTGCAATATGTCTTATGCATACAGCTTCCTCCACTTTTTATAGTAGTACTCGGTCTCGTACGGCTTCTCTTTCGCATACCGTCCGATGATCCGGGCAGCGATTTTTGATACCTGCTTCCAGCACGATTCCTTCTGGAAGTTGAATGTGTCGTTGACCTTTATCCATCCGTTGTAGGCCATGAAGGACATGGCATAAGCCTGCGTCAGCGCAATTTTGTGATGCAGCTTATCGACCACTTTCACGAACTTCCTGCGGCCACGAAGGAAGATTGAGTCCCGGACGGTTGTGACAACCTTCCGGAGCTTTGTCTGATTCTTCCCGTAGTACCGCAGGCTACTCTTCACCGACCGGAAGACGATTCCCATGAAGTCGATTACGTTCCCGTGCCGGCTCCCGTCCTTCGAGACGTAGGTGAATTTGGTCATCTGCCACGTGTCCTTGATAGAAAGGCCGAGGTTCTCACTCATGTAATCAATCAGGATGAAAGCCGCCTTCCGGAGATCTCTTTTTGAGCTCCCAGTCATGACGATATCATCCGCGTAGATCATGATATGAGACAGGAGCCGTTTTCGCTTCTCCTGCCCTCTCCGCTTCTCCATCACGGCTATCTGCTCAGACGCATAATGGTATGCATCTGACAGGTAGTAATTGCTCAGGTCCTTTGCCGCAGGGCTCCCGATCAGGATTCCCCGGCTCGGATCCGGACGCTGCGCAGCCATGTCCGCCTCAATGTAAAGGTCGATGACTGCATCGCAGAGATAGACCGCATCCGCGTTCTTGTGAACGTCTCGGTGGAGTCTCTGCCGGAGCTTCTCCCGAGGAACTGACGGATAGCACTTATGCACATCCGCCTTCCACAGGTACTTTGTCCCGTCAGGGTCACGCTCCAGCCAGCGCTTCATATGGCGCTTTCCGTAGCTCTGTCCCTTCTTTTTGATGGCGGCAACCTGGAAGACTCCAACCTTCGCTTTGAAGAGTGGAGCGAGTGCATCTCGGAGAACTACCTCGTAGAGCTGCAGCATCATCTTTTCGATTCCGAGCTCTCTGTGCTTCCCGTTGTTGCCATCAATAATAGGAACATACCGGATGATCGGCTCAGCCGGGTCCGTCATCATGACGTGCTCACGGATTGTCCGAGTCCGGATGTGCCATTCCATCTCTGCGGCTATTTGTTTCTGGATTTCTACTACAAACTGCGTATTCTCACTCATCAGCCGTCTGGCCTTTGTATGTGAGACATTCCCGTACCATGCAAAAAGTTTGATCATAGCGACATTGTCGTCATGATCCGCGATGTAGACCGATATGCTTTTCAGGATGAAATCCTCATCGAATTTCACGTCTTTGCAGTAGGTCCGCATACCAGACACACTTTCTTTCTGTGTTCAAAGGCTTTCGGGTGTACTACTAACCTCCACCTGCGTCGACTGTCCCGCAGGGCCTCCCATTGATGCTGTCTCAGTTCAGTGCTGGTGCAAGGATTTTGAGCATTCCGCTCAGGCTTTTCAGGCTCCCTCAAGGGGTGCGAAATATGCCACAAGTGTGATACTTCATTGTCTTATTGAATACAGTAATACGGGCGCCGATGTTCCAGTTCGCGTTACCCAGGTCGTTCCTGAGGTTCACGTACGCGAGTAGACCCGCGTTAGACCCATTCCTGAGGTTGCCCCGGACATGGACCAGCTACCAGTGGCATAAGTCCCTTTTCTTGCAGATACAGTTGCAGTTTATAACCTTTTGTAATTCGACCGCTTACGCGGTACTAAAGGGGAGATCCCCTCTGGCGCTCCGCGCCATTCACCCCCTTACGCAGCGCTTTGGGCGCTGCGCCCAGAAGCAGAAAGACGGGCGCCGAAGCTCCAGTACGCGCTACCCAGGGCGCTCCCGAGGTCCACGAACGCGAGCAGACCCGCGGCAGACCCATTCCAGAGGTGGCCCCGGACACGGACCTCGCGGTCGCCGGTAGTTGTCGTATAGTCATTTCCGTATTTGCAATCTCCGTATCCGGTTGATGCAGATGCTCCTCCAGCACTGGCATATCTTACAGTCGGATTTTTCGAATCAAATCCGAGCTCACTTACCCATACTCCATCACCATTTACGAGCATGTAAGAAACTTTTACATAATCATCTGTCACAGAACTTGCGAGCTTTGTGCAGTCATAGCAAATGTAAAAATATCCAGTAGAATCAGCCATATGGAAAATCAGATTTCCACTGGTTTCATACTGCCCGAGCATCATCTCTACCCCGAAAAGTACGAATGGCTCTTTTCCGCTTGTATTGTTTGTCGGTGACCCGCAGGACCCGAGAACTTCATCGCAAGCTCCAGTATGCCATGGATAGGTCAAAATCCAGTTCGCCCCGGCCGTAATATCAAACGTTTTTCCACCATTATCAACATATACACGGCTATTCGAAGAATCGTACGGCTCAATCTTTGTGATAATTACTCTTTCCGCAACTGAATAGTTGGATGAAAGATTTCTATCATCACTTGTTCCTTTTGTTCCAATAGAAACAGTAGATCCAACAAGAAGGCTATCGGCATTGCTTTTCGGAACGACAATGCTTTCGACTCCAGTTTCGGTTACGGAGGCAACTGCCGAATAGTAGTAATCGGTGCAACCTCTCATAACATCCTGTGCATTTCTGGTAGCAAATGCCACTTTGAACAAGGTGTCCATGTGGTCTTTGTCCTGCTGAGTAGTTGCGCAGTACTGAGTCCCTTTGGCATGCATGCGCCCAATCAGACCACTGTAACTGATTGATCCTCCGGTTTCGCTATTGAAAGACGGATTCTTTCCAGACATCGAGCAGGCTGTCGTTTCTCCGTGTCCGTCCTGGTACTTCGCCATGGCGATGAAAGGTCTCAGCGATCCATCCGGCAGGATTGCCGTTGCGCAGGGAGCATAACCATCGTACTTCGTATCAGAGATCACGGTGTCCTCGCCGGAAGCGCTGATGGTGATTTTCCAGTAGTACGGCATGTAGAGGCACCAGGTGTCCTTGGTGTACCGGTCGAAATCAGCGTCGATCCCATCGATGGCGGTGACGGTGAAGGTGCCGTCCGTGTTGACCGACCCGTTGACTTCCAGATGGAAGAAGGGCCCTTCGTTCTCAAAGTCGTTGCGAGCTCTAACCGTATTGGTAGACGGGTATGCCTCCATATCGACCGCGTCAAGCAGCCTGGTTCCGTTTGAGGAAGAGTTCGCGGTGAAGTCATCCCAGTGCACTCCGTATTTCTTTCCGTTCCGGTGAAGGTTAAGCAGGAACTTCGCCTGCTCCGTCTTATCGGACACGACTCTTGAGAGGGCATTGGAAATAGCGACATCGTTGTTGATGAGCTGCTTTGCAACCGCGTTGAAGGTATCCGCGTGCACCGGGTCTGTAGTTTCAAACATCCGGAGCATCGGGTTGTATCCCGGGTTGCTTATATCATGGTAAGCCATCCCTTTTATGTCTCCTTTCAGATTTTTACCACTAAAAAAGCCGCTTGTCTGGCAGTCGGGACGATTTCCCGGAAGTCACACTGAACGGCATGGTTTGTGAATGATTGGTGCAGATAACGCATATAAATTCGCGTATTCCGAACTAATCGTTCGAGATAAGAGATATTTGGTCTCTTATAGGAAATCAAATATTTCGTTTCACGATTTACAAGCTGGATCAGAACGTATCGTCGCACTCGAAGATCATCTCTTCGCCGGAGTCCTTTCCCTTTGCAGAGAAGCTCTTCATTGCCACGATATCTCCGGTCGAGTCGTACAGAGCGATCTCGGAGATCTTCGCGCCGTTGAGCTCGTCGGCACCGATGGTACAGGTGTACCGGATCTTGGTATCGCTGATGACCTCGTACTTGTCAATCTTCTTCCTGAGGAGCTCATTGTAGAGCTTCGGTGAGTCAGCGGTGTGGTTCTTGATGTTTCCGGACGAGTCAACTCCGCCGCTCCCAAATGCCATGCCGGTGATGGCCGGAATAGCCTGGATGCCGGCTCTCGCACGCAGCATCTTGCGTTTCGCCAGTGTCGTAACAACAGTTTCGGACATTGTTCTTTCTTCCTCCTTTTCTCTCTGCGTTACCTGCTATTTATAATTCCTCACGTCCAGCAGCCATGGTCATGTTTCCGTCCATCTTTGCTGAGCCGTCGAGAACAAAGTTAGTTTTGACTCGGATCGAGAAGTCGCTCTCAGTGGAAGAGTTCTCGATCAGCTGTCTGATTGTACCGGTGACGACCGGGCCAAATGCCTGGTCCATCTCGATGGTGCCGTCCATCTTGTACTTGCCATCCAGCTTGTATCCATCCCACCAGGAAAGAAGCTCACGTACCGTTGTACTGAACTCACCGGTCTCCTGTCCGGGAATCGTATGCCTGGACGCGAATGAGAAGTCATTCTCTGGTGTGTTGAGGATCCAATAGCGGATGATTGCCCGGATATCAGGTCCGCGCACCTGGTCCATGGAAATGGAGCCATCCATGTGGTACGTTCCGTCGAGCATCTT